TTATGGGGATGGTGAATTAAGCTTAAGGCGTAACGTACCATCCTGAAATTCGTCTCTGCGTCTTCTACCTGTTTGTTCTAACGCAAATCCTTGTAATGCTTCATTATACTTCTCTTGATATAGTTTGTACATATCCATAGGTCCTTTTAAGTATGCAAAAGCTTCTAATAAACATGCATATAATAATAGTTCTGGAGCATTTACAGAAATGTATGTTTCTGTGTTAGTTGAACTTAATCCGTCTGGTGTATAAATGTAATCTAAAGAAACAACATAAGCCGTATCTGGTGTTGGAGCAACTTCTATAGCATTTTCTCTAAAAGTTGCATAATATTTAGGAAAACCTGTAGCTCCTGTTGAATTATATTCAGTTAAAAAAGTGTCATCTCTTGGTTCTAAAGATACTTGCACAGAAGATGAATTTGTAACAACTACCGAACGAACAACTAAGGCTCTTCTAGAAGATGTAGAACCTGAAGAACCTGATGAGTTTGGTAATGCTAAATATTTATTATTAGCTGTAAATGTAGAAGTCGCGTACTCGCGCGCGTAGTCTGCATCTGCTTCTCTAAATATTTTAAATTCTGCATCTCTAATAAAACCATTAATGATAGTAGAAGTTAAAACTTCTGATCCTACTTCCGTATAATCTCTAATTTTTTGTACTAATTCTGTGTATGTCATGTTATATTAATAGTTACATTACCTACGCCTGTGTAAGCTGATCTTCTTGCATTAATAATATCTCCACTTATTCCAGGTTGCATACTGTTTGATTTTGTTTCATATTGTCCTGGCCAATAATACAAATCTAATTGAACTAAACAACCTCCTCCTGGTCTTATATCTGCTCTTGGGCTTTTTATAGCTTGAGGATCTGCAGGATGATAAGGAGGGTCTAATTGTGGATGTTTAGCTTCAAATTCAGATATATGAACAATAGAACCATTCCATTCTTTAACCATTTCTAAATAAGGAAATTGCTGTCCTGATCTATCAGAAATTGCTAATGATCTTTTACCTCTAGCAAACGGCATTAGTATCTATCTCCAAAATAAGTAAATGGTGAAATATATAAAGATGTTCTTTGCCCATCTTCTTGTAAAGCTCTTTCTAATTCATCCTCATATAATAATTTTAAAGGTTGTATACGATCTGGTGCATATTTTTGTGATAGATAAAATGCAAGTCCAGAAACCATGCATGGTAAAAATCTATACGGTAAATCTGGTTGATTAGTATAAGAACCAGCATCTTGTATTCTTTGAATGTAATAATACTTTAAATAAGTATATGTAATTGTATCTGGAGCAAGATATAAACTAATAGAAGGTGTAGTTTGTCTGTCTACATAATATTGTGAAGGCTGCCCTGTTTGTCCTTTATTTGGTAATCCCGCATAAGCTGATCTATCAATTTTAGTTAATGACACATCTTGTGTACTTGAAGTTATAGTATCAGAAGTTGAGATATAAGCTTCTAACACATCACTACAATCGCTTGGTGTTGCGTAAGTAATTGTACCTGCAGTTAATAATTGATTTTTTAATTCTACTTTCCAAAGGTGAACGCCTCTATTTCCCCATTCAGAAAATAATAAATTTAAACTTCTTCTTGATGATTTTAAATCGTATCCTTTAGTATTACGAATGCCACATCTCTCAAAAGACTCCTCGATGACATCATCGATGTCTAAATTAAATGATGTTGTTCCAGATGTAGCCATAAGTCATAACCTTACTTTTTCTTCTTTACTGGCTTTTTATTATTTAAGCCAGGAACTTTTCCTGTAAGTTTATAAGGCTTATGTGCACCACCCATAGGTTGTTTATATGCTACATTCATTATCTAATCCTTGATATTTGTTTTTTAACTTGAAATGCTTTTTGACCTCTTGGTTCAAAAAGACCACCTTCAGCCATACTACTTTTTAATGCTTTAAAATCATCTCCAGTAATTTGATCTCTAGGTTCAGCCGCAGCTGCAAGTTTTTTTTGTTTTTGTGATAGTTCTTTTTTCATACGTCTATCATACCACCATAGTACTTCTTAGTAAATGTCTTCACAAAAGTTGGTTTTGGCCCAGTATTTCCAGCCTCTCTTTTTCTTTTTACTGCTGATCTTCTTTGACTTTCTGACATAGCTCTAGCCTTAGCTAAAGGTACACATTTAGGATATCCTTTTCTTTTTTCACCTTTAGATCTTCCACAAGGAGCAAAAGAACCATCTGGACGTTTAGATCCAATATCTACCCATTTTTCTGCAACCCATTGACGTAGACTCATATTAAAATTTTTTAGTTATTTTTCTTCTTTCATCCATTACATCTCCACATCCTTTTGCAATTCCACCTTGATTATAATTTGATACTGCTTTTCTTTGTTGAGATTTATTTTTACCACCTGGTTTTATTTTTCCTGAACAAACTGCAGATGCATACATATTTGCATATGCACTTGGATAAACTTTAAATTTTCTTTTAGCAGCAGCTTTTCCTTTTGGACAAAGTTTACCCATTATTTTTTCTTCTTTTTTTTAGCTGCAAGCATGGCTCGTGATGGTTTAGCACCTCTAATCTTGCCTTCAATCTGTTGCGGTATTTGTGATCTTCCTATAGCCATAATTAAAACATTGGTGAATAAACAATTTTACCATTTACCCTATCTGCCTTCAAGTATTGCCGTCTGTTGTACTTACTTGAATAACTGCAGTGAACCCATCCACTATTAGGCTCATTTTCATTCCAAAACTCAAGTATACATTGATCAAAATCTAAGTTAGATACAATAAACTCAGCTAAGGCCTTATTAGCTATACTAAATATTTCAAAATCTGCGGCTTCCCCGCGCGTATGCTGGCTCGTGGAGCTTGATCCGATAGCCTTGCATAATTCTGGTGATCTGAATCCAGAACTAATAGATACAGGCATTCCATAAAAATCTCTAACTGGTTGTAATATTTTTTCACAAAGTATTTTTAAATTTAATATTTGTTCTTCATTTGGTGTATTATCTATTCCAAGTCTTAAAGCTTCTTGAGACTTTGTTAATTCGTTTAATGTAAAACTTTTACTTAGGTTCATAAATTTCTAAATATGTTCTTAATAATAAATTTGAATAATTAGGGTTTGTAGCATATTTTTCTAGCTTAACAAAGTACCTAGTAGGTATATTTAGATTATTTAATTTTTGATATTCTCTTTCTTTTCTAAAGTCTTCATAGTGGTGATTATTATTTAATAAATTAATATAGTATCTTATAGAATCACATTTAGTTTTAAATTTAGCTACTCTCCAATTAATAGTATCTGGTTGTCCATCTGGCAGCATTCCTTTTTCTAAATTTGAAAATTGTCTTATTCCAAATAAATTATTACCTTCTTTTGCAAACCTAGATCTTCCATAATTTGATTCTAAAGAAGCTTTTGTTACTATTAATTGTCTATTGATTTTTTGATCTTTTTTTAGATAACTCCTTTCTAAGTAGTCTACACAGTTATTAACATTATTTATAAATTCTTTACCGGTAACAGCCCGAAAGGCGGGTTCTTTTAATCTTGCTATATATATAATTAAAATAAAAAATAGTAATGTTAATATAAAGCTAAGGATTGTTAGTTTCTTTAGGTTTTGCGCTTCTTTCATGTTTTTTACATTTACATTGATTTAAAAGGCAGCAATCGCCAATTGCTAGTTTGTTAATACAACTATCTTTTACTTTTTGAACTTTCAAGATAAAATTTATTTTTCATTTTTATCTATTATATCATAAAAGAATTTGTCTGTGTCATCAGTCACAAATTTTTTATTTTCAACATTCCATTCATTAGTTTGTACTTTATAATCTGGCCAATGTGTTGAAGTTGTAAAGCTAGGAATACTCCACAGAATACGATTATTAGGCTGAGCTGCAAAGTTGCCGTTATCAAGAGCCAAAATGTGAGCACACTTATGCTGATCGGGAATTTCAGAATGTTCAGTATCGATAATGTTAGGTTCCGGATGTGCCCAATCCAAAGTGAATAAATATTCTCCATGAATAAATTTTTTATCTTTTCCTAAATATCTACAACGTTGACCTATTAAAAAATCAAAAGTAGTAACAGCAGGATAATAACTAAATGAATTCCACAGCTCAAGATCTTCGAGATCTTGATGTTCCATTTGTGATTTATGCAAAGTAGCGCTGTCTCTTCTTTGAATAAAAGCAGAGATAGGAAGCCTCCAGAATATTGCACCATTCGTAAGTAAAGCATGAAATAA